ATTCGACAAATCGACGAGGATAAGTTTATTCGACAACAGAACAATTAGTAGTATCACTATGTAGTAAGTTCTTACGAACTACATAGATGATACACTTAACAGGAAGGAATTTGAAATGAGAAATGGCAAGGCACGTAGTGCTTTAATCACCGTCAAGTTTACATATGTAGTAGAGCTTGACGCAGACGAAATGGCACGTTACGAGGACGGCATGTTGGACGTAGCAGACTATTGTGAAGATTTAATGGACGTAGAAGTCTTTGACATATGTTATGGAGATCAATACAAAGCTATCGACGAGAACGGTAACATTGTAGTTTATGACTAAAATGAAGCAGGATATATAGGCAAAGCCTAAACATAAAGGAATTTTAAGATGGGTAAAAGAATTAGCAGAGCAGGAACAATAAAGGTTGTACATATTTATACGGTGCATCTTGATGCCAATGAGATGGCACGTTACGAAGAGGGCATGTTAGACGTGACAGATTACTACGACGACAACGACCTATTAGACGTAGAGGTTTACTCTATAGAATATGAGGATTAAGACTATGACTAAAATGAAGCAGGACGTAGTAGATAAATCATTTCTAATGCTACAGGAAAACTTTCCTGATTTAACATTCGACGAGGCAAACAGGATTATGCTTATAATCGAGGAGTCATACAGATATGTTATGGCTAGACGCAAGATACAAATGGAGGAGCAATAGATTGATACTAGGACTACTTAAAGCAATGGCTGTATTCTATACAGTGTTTACAATTTTTATAATCGGACTATATTTAACTACAACATAAAGGAATTTTACTATGAATATCAAATCATTAAACGACGGCACTACAGGATTTCGTTTCTCATCTGACCTAGCAACAGGCATTTACAGAGTACGAGTAAGCAAGAAACGGTACGGCATCACCAAAGGTGATACGACACGAGGATTTCATTTCGGAAAACGTAGCCTATACATTGAACGGTCACGGGCTAATAGATATTTCTGGGACTTAGCAGGATAATTGTACATAAATGGGTGGTGTAGGACTTTACATCTTACACTATCCATGATACAATCATAAAGATTTTTTTGACAAGGAAAGATATATACAATGGTTTACGATTACAATTGTTCGTTATCCTTTACAAAAGAAAATGAACTAGTACATTTTATAGGAAAGATATATAAAATGATTTACAATTACAATTGTTCGTTATCCTTTACAAAAGAAGATGAACTAATACATTTTATAATGCTTGCAGATAAACTATTCGGGGCTTTCAACAACGTACAAGCAAACGTACAAGCATCACGTATCCGAATGCTTGCAAATAAACTATTAGAAGAGTTAAAATTAAACGACGAAGTAGAAGACTTAGATGAATGGTTCGAAGAGAGAGATAGCCAAACAGGAAGGGTCTTTGATATTAATGTACATACATTTTATCCGAAGAATGAGTTAGCTGTTGGTATGTATGAATGCTTTGAAGACGAACAAGGATTGTGGAGTACAGACCTCAGCAAAGAGCTTAGTTTTAAGTTGAAACTAACAGATTATTTTAATAGGTACAAAGGAATATAAAATGGACTACGAAGAAACAAAAGTTATGGTGAGTGCATCTGTGCTACGAGAGCTTGCCCAAGATGTTATATTTATAGATCAAACGAAGTTTCCAATCATGTTTGAGGATGCTTGGAAGGCAAGGAAGGAAGCAATACGAGTATTGCAGTTGGCAGAATTGGAGAATGACAATGCCTAATTGGTGTAGAAATAATATAACTATTAGAACGACAGATACAGAGTTATTAGAAGAAATCTACGATAATCTTATTAATGGTAACCTATTAAACTACCTTGCACCTATGCCGAAAGACCCACTAGAGGGCTGGTATCGGTGGAGTGTAGATAATTGGGGTACAAAGTGGGATGTCGATCCAGAAACGGTAGAAATTAAGCACTACCAAGAGTTATTAGGTAGCCTTGAATTCTACTGTGAGACTGCTTGGTCACCACCTATCAAGGCACTACAAACTGGTGCAAAGAACAAAGGCTTTACTTTCACTATTGAGTTCGAAGAACCTCACATGGGCATTTTCGGTGTGGCTACCAATAAAATGAAGGAAGTACACAACATACCCTGCTTGTATGAGCTAAACGGCTTGAATTAGAATTTGAAAACAAAGGAACACGACATGAAATCTTATCATAAATTTTTACCCTCAACAGAAGCTATTCAATGGGCAAGTGGACACTTTCTTGTCAGTGAATTGCCTGATAACTTTCATGAGCTATCAGAGGAACAGGTAAACAAGTACATAGAGGATTGGGTATGTGAAGAATACGAACTACACGAACCTGAAGATGTATGGGCTAGGATAGAACATCTAGCCTACGACACAGTAAATAACTTAGACAGAATTACGAAGGAGAAATACACATGAAAGCATTGCTTATAGACCCGTTCATGGAAACGGTACAGGAAATTGATTACTCTGGTGACTGGAAAGACATCCGAACATTACTAAAGTGTGACATATTTACAACAGTATACTTCGACGACATGTCTACAGATAGTGTGTTTGTAGACGACGAGGGGCTATATGTAGATAACCAACGGTTCTTTAAGTTGGGTGGCTATCCCCAACCGTTAGCAGGGTATGGACTAGTTTTAGGTTGTAATGAAGAAGGAGATAGTGTAGACTGTATGTCTACCTTAGAGGACGTAGCCAATCAAATTGAGTGGTATCCGATAGGTACACATGTTGCTCGTAAGTTTGAAGTAATCTTTCACGACGATGACTTCCGTCCAATATTGAGTGATGAGACATGATGCACATGGAAAGCATACCAGTAACAATTTCCCTAGTAGAGTTATTAATTCTACTAGGGGTGTGGCTCAACACAGTAATCAATGTCTATAAATTTATAAAGGAATAGAACATGAGGTTCGAATTAGTATTCGTAATCGAAACAGATAAAGAAGATCCACAGGAAATAGTGAACATGCCTTGGTATCCATTCATAGGTGAGGATGCAATGCCAGAGGAATGGCTAGAGTACATACTTGTACGGCCTCTGATTGGAGAAGAGGCACAGCTAGACTTCCTATACGAAGACGGCATCAATGTAATCTATGAAGATCGTGAGGAAGAACTGGAAGCACTAAAGCTACAGGAAAGCAGATCAAATAAACCAGACTGGCTGAAGCTAGTAGTAAACAACGGGGATAAAAAAGCAGATGAGTAAGAACCACAGCCCACAGATGATTAAGAAATGGCATGAAGATAACGTAGTAAGTGATTGGAATTACACAGAGAAACGAAAGGGTTACTTTGCTGTGACAGGTAAGACAAAGAACAAGCAGTGGGAACGTAACAAGATTGGTAAAGAGTATGAGCACGAACGTATCTGGAACGATTAGAAGTGAGTAGCAATTATGATTACAGAAACATTAGTTTGTATGGCACTGAACATCTACCACGAGGCCAGATCAGAGAGCAGGATAGCACAGCTAGCCGTGGGTCAGGTGGTGATGAACAGGGTATACTCAGACAGGTATCCGAATGACGTATGTGGTGTAGTCTTTCAAGCACGTCGTGACACACAAGGCAACCTACGAAAACATAGCTGTTCATTCAGTTGGTACTGTGACTACAAGTCAGACACACCTAGAGACATTGCTGCCTATGAGGAAGCTATGAACAATGCCACAATCGTAATGAATGGGTGGACAGGTTCGTATCTTGAGGGAGCTACACACTACCATGCTACCTATGTGCTGCCTAGATGGGCAGAGCACATGACCAAGGTCACACAGATAGACGAACACATCTTTTACAGGGACGACAGTCATGCTAGATGAAATGTACATACCCATTACAGTGTGTATCGAAAGCCCTGCACCACCACCCACGATGGACGAGCTGAAAGCATTTATAAGAAACGACCCAATCATAATTGAGTTGAACCATGACCAACAGCTAGTCATAAGTAAGAAGCAGGTGGAGATAGGTTACAACGAGAACACAGAAATATCCAAGGTCATCTCAGACCTAGCCGACACAGTTGCATTGCAGAAGATGGACAGGCATTGGTTAAACAAGTACTACGGCAATGCCATTTTGTTGTGTGGTACAGCAAGGATAGAAGAAGATGAAAGTAATTAAGTACAGCACATGGTCAGGACAGCTAGGTTCGATGGACTTACCTGTCACACTTGAGTCAATCACACGATGGCAGGACGGTGAAGATGTCACGACTGCATTAAAAGACTTGACATACACACAGAAAGAGTTTATCTTTTCTGGTGCTACCGAAGAGGAGCAGTCAGAGATTGCTCACATGGAGTTCATAGTTAGTGAACACGTATTACATTAGGAGTTACACATGAGATACACCAGCCACGACCTAATACCAAGACACATACGTGAGTATGTAGAGCTTGCTGCCAAGGATAGACTAGAGAACCTAGACATCGAAGACATCAACAATTTTATAGAGGATCAATACATTGACAGATACAATGAACTTATGGGATAAAGATAGGAAGACTATCTTCAGAGAACTGTACCGTACCTACCTAGACGAGGGGTACAATCAGAAAGAAGCCAAACGTATGGCTAAGGAAGAGGCCGAAGAGATGGTGAGTGACCAGCTAAACTTTTCCTTTAGTGTACTAGATCAGGAGTATCGAGATGAAGACTAGAAAAGAACTTAGACGAAGGCTCAGAAAGAAAGCTATCAAGCTACAGAACAGCAGCCCACGTAAGCTAACAATGGACGAAGCAATGAGGAGTGTACGAGATGTACAAGATAATGTATCAGAATAGCATTCAAGAGTTTGCTAAACATGTTGAAGACCTGCCGAATAGATCAGCAGTGGATGAGTTCCTAGAACTACGTGAGGGGCTAGCCAAAGCTATGGGGTTGTACCCGAAGCTAACTCTAGGTAGACTTGAGATATACGACAAAGATAAATTACAGGGTACTTACTTTTATCACCACAAAGATAACGAGGAATAGATGTCAGAAACAAAACCAAAAGTAGTAAGCAGAGGGGCTTGCCCCAAGTGTGCATCATCGGATGCAAACGTAATGTATGAGGACGGTGGTGAATACTGTTTCTCATGTGAGAGTTACAATGGTGTAACAGGAAAGAACGAAGAGAGAAGGGTACATACCATGTCATCAACAACAGCAAGCCAACATCAAGCTATGCTCAGTCGGGGTGGTACATATGCCATCGAGGACAGGTCAATCAGCCTTGAGACTGCACGTCACTATGGTGTGACACAGGAAGGAGGAAAGCACTTCTATCCATACTACGACATCAACGGTAGCCACACTGCCAACAAGGTAAGGCACACAGCTAACAAGAGCTTTCATGCCGAGGGTGCTATGCAGAAGTGTACACTCTTTGGTCAGCATCTGTTTGGTCAGGGTGGTAAGTACATCACCGTATGTGAGGGTGAGCTTGATGCCCTGTCTGCATTCGAAATGATGGGTAGCAAGTGGCCTGTAGTATCTGTACGTAACGGTGCACAGTCAGCAGTGAAGGACTGTAAGGAACAGTTTGAATACCTAAACAAGTTCGAGAACATTGTGATATGCTTCGACAACGACGAGGCAGGTAAGGCAGCAGCTCAACGTGTTGCTCAAGTGTTCGAGCCTAACAAGTGTAAGATTATGTCACTCACATACAAGGATGCCAACGAGTATCTGAAGAACAACAAACGTGAAGCATTCACCAAAGCATTCTGGGAATCACGACCATACACACCAGCAGGTATTGTAAACCTTGCCAACTTCAGTGGCCTGTATGACAAAGACAATCGTCATACTGTACCATATCCATACGAAGGACTGAATGACATGTTGTATGGCATGAGGACAGGTGAGCTTATTACATTCACAGCAGGTACAGGTGCAGGTAAGTCCAGCATCATACGTGAGCTTGAATACCACCTACTCAAGAACACAGACCACAACATCGGCATTGTATCTCTTGAAGAAAACTGTCGTCAGACTATCTTCCATCTTATGTCAGTCGAGGCTAACAAGAGATTGCACCTCGACGAGGTACGTGAAACTATCCCACAGGAAGAGCTTGACCAGTACGAGAAGTTAACCGTAGGCACAGGCCGTGTGTTTGCCTTCGATCACTTCGGTTCAATTGGTACAGATGAAATCATGTCACGTGTTCGATACATGGTGAAGGCACTTGATTGTAAGTTCGTTATCATTGACCACCTGACCATCTTGGTGTCAGGCTTAGAGGGTGAGGACGAACGTCGTAACATCGACAAGATTATGACAATGCTACGTAGCCTAGTCGAGGAGACACAGTGTTGTATGCTTCTTGTATCTCACCTACGTAGAGCAGGTGGTGACAAGGGACAGGAGCAGGGAGCACAGATTAGTCTGTCACAGCTACGTGGTTCACACAGCATTGCACAGCTCAGTGATGCAGTGATTGCACTTGAACGTGACCAACAGGCTAAAGATCCCATCGAAGCTAACACAACGTCAGTTCGTGTACTAAAGAATAGGTATGCAGGTGAGACAGGTATAGGTGCTTTCCTGTTGTACGACACGAACACAGGTCGAATGAAAGAGATCAACGACCCAACACAGAGAGACGACTTTGATGTAGTAGATAAAGGAGATTACTTATGATTAAACTAAATAAAAAAAAGCTATGGAAAGGACAGTATATTTCTGTTCGTGATTACGAAGTTGATAAGGCAATACGTGCAGGTGGTTTGCTTCTTACGTATGATGGAAACAAAATGACCATCATGCCTGACAAGCTTAAACAACTTGACCCTAACGAAGACATTCAGAAATCAAAGTTTGGTAAGGATTACCAATTGGTTGATATTAAATGGAGTCCCGATAATGAATCAGAGTAAAACAGTAAAGAACCCGTTCAACATAGGTTGGTACAACGCATCTGACCAGCCAGCAAGGAACGTGATTGTTTCCTACCTAACGAATAACGGTCACGAAATACTTGATACAAAAGAGGATTATAATGTTGACATCAAGAGCATTAAAGGAGATAATAAGTACTTCTCTGAAGTTGAAATCAAGTGGGGATGGAAGGGTGATTGGAATCCTAGCTGGGCAGAGATACGAATACCATATCGTAAACAGAGACTGATAGACAAGAAGGAGAAGGCAGACGAAAGCAATTCATTCCTTAACTTCTATGTCATACGTAGTGACCTAGAGTATGCTTGGAGAATCAAAGACACTCTTATGATTGAGTCCGAGGTACGTGAGGCAAGGGGGCGATACAT